GTCTGTGGAATGGCGAAAGTGCCGGCGGCCCGAGCTATGTGGTCGACCGGATCTCCTGGATCTGCACCACCTCCAACGCGGCGGCGTCGCGCTTTACGATGGTGGCGATGCTGAACAAAGCGGCCGTGGCCTCCCAGCCGGCGACGGCCGATACGGCCACCACGGTGTCGACCCTGGACGGCAGCGACTACACGGGGAAGGCGCTGACCTCGCATTCCGTGACCGTGGTCAATGATAACTGGTTCCAGCTGGGGCCGAGTGTGGAGGCGGCCCTGAGTGCGACCGTGGGGGCGTCCCTGGAAGCCGAGTGCCTGTTTATTGTGAAGCCCGGCTACCTGCTCAATGTGGCCATCGTGGCGCAGAGCACGACCGCGCTGGGCAAGGTGGCGTTCCGTTTGCACAAAGTGCAACTGACCGTGGCGTAGGGGGGAGGGGGCGCTCCCCTCCTTAGGGGACGAGCAAGCGTGTCGGGTTAAAAAGACAAGGGACATGCCGCCAAGCTTTTTGTTGATAAATCGCATGAATAGCCGAATGGCCGACCCGAAAAAGCTTGGCGATATGCTTAATAGGCATTTTGGCTGCAAGCAAAGCACGAATAACTGGGATATCAACTTCCTTGAGTTTGCTATTAGGATGCTGTGAGCCCCAGACTTTGCCGCCCTTTTTACCAAGGACTCTCGCAGAGTGGAACATGTTTTGGCTCGGGGTAACGACTTCAAGGTTGGTTAAATGGTTATCTGTTTTTATGCCATTGAGATGATTGACTACTTTCCCTGTGGGAATAGGCCCAAGGAAAGCTGCAGCAACAAGGCGATGGATTTTTTGGCTCTGAAGCAATACCCCATGCCCAGACAAGGCTACGATACAATAGCCATGCACATTAACCGACGGTTTCAGTAGGCGCAACATGGGGTCACCATGAGGGGTTTTAATGCGGCGAATACGCCCCTGGTCGCTGACTTCATACAAATCAGCCATTGGAGCTTTTATGACACTCCCCGGCCTGAAGGCCGAGGTTTCTTGCCACGTCCATCCCGATCTCGTGGCAAGCTACAGACGTTGCCGTCTGGCCCGTGCCATAGGACATCTACGCATACTCCGCTTACCCCGGAGGGCAGCCGGTCTACGATACTTGTGGAAGATCGTCCACACCTGCGCTAGCAGGAGTCGCACAGTTGATATTTTACGTGGAGACTGGTTCTTCTCCACAACCGCCTCTATCAAAGAGCTAGGTAGGAGTGTATCAGTTGTTTTGTAACCTGTACAACAAGTTTCTGGGGCGAATGCCCCACTGGGAATTGGCCTGGCGGCAGGCCAACGCCTATCCTTCCTCGCCCTGAAGGGCGAGGCTTGTCGGCGGTCTTGGGTCACAGGACGCCATACTTCGGACATAGGCTTATCTCTCACCTGATAAGAAGACTCACACTAGGTGGTATGGCAGCAGGTGTGAGTAGCCTGCGTTCGGGAGCGACCCTAGCCATACCAAAATAGAGTATGGCACAAAGTTCTAAGACATGCGAGTAGAAAGTTTGTGGCATGGCGACTGTATTAGACATTATTAATCAATCACTTGTCCTCTGTGGCATGCGCGCGTCCGGGGAAACCGTGGACGCCGCCCTCGCCCAGGATGCGCTCACGGTCCTCAACCAACTCATTGCGTCGTGGGACCTGGACAGCTTGCTGGTCTACCAAATTGACCGGCAGGTCTTCACACTCACCGCCAATGTCCAGAGCTATACCGTGGGCGTGGGAGGCGATTTCAACCTCACCCGGCCCGTGCGCCTGGAGGCGGTGAACTGGCGCGATGAAGCGCAGACGCCGGCGCTTGAGCTGCCCCTGGACCGGATGAGCGATGCGCAGTATCAGGACTTGCGGGTGCGCAGTGTGACGGCGTCGCTCCCGACCACGTTTTATTACGATCAAGCGTTCCCCCTGGCCTCGATCTTCTTCTGGCCCCTGCCGACGCAGACCAAAAAGGTGGTGCTCTTTCCCTGGTTGCCCTGGTCGAGCAGCAATGTGCTCACGACCGTGGTGGCGTTTCCCCCAGGCTATGAACGGATGCTGGTGGCGAACCTGGCCGTGGAGTTGAGCCAGCAGCAGGGGGCACGGCTCACCCAGCAGACCGCGACGATTGCCGAGGACTCGAAGGCCCTCATTGCGTCGCTCAATGCGGAGCCGCCCGTGATGGCGTCTGGGCTGCCGTTTGGGCGTGGGGGTGGTGGCTTTAACTATGTGTCCGGGGAGAATCGGTAGATGCCTGAACTCGGACTCATCGGCCCGACGTACCAAAGTCGCAGCCTGAACTTTGACGCGCAACGGACGATCAACTTGTACCCTGAGGTGAACGAAACGAAGCGCGGCAAGAGCGTGGCGGCCTTGTTCGGGACCCCAGGCCTCAAGCGGTTGCTGACGCTGCCAGGCACCGGCGGTCTCCGGGGCAACGGCCTCTATACCGCCAGTACCGGGCGCTGCTTTGCGGTGCAGGGGGCGGCCGTCTTCGAGGTGTCCAGCACCGCGACCAGTACGCGGCTCGGCTCGCTCCTGACGACCACCGGCCCGGTCTGCCTGGCCGATAATGGGCTGCAGCTCGTGGTGGTCGATGGGGCGTATGGGTACGTCCTGGATCTCACGACCAATGTCTGGACCCAGATCACGAGCCCCAACTTTTACGGCGCGGATCGGGTGCAGTTTCTCGACCAGTACCTGCTCCTGAATCGCGCCGGCACGCAGCAGTTCTTCTGGACCAGTCTCAGCGGCGTCAGCTTTGACGCCCTCGACTTTGCCAGTGCGGAAGGCGCCCCTGATCTCTTGCTCAGTCTGCTCATCACGCACCGCGAGATCTGGCTGTTTGGCGCCACGAGCACGGAAGTGTGGTTTGACAGCGGCGATCTGGACACGCCCTTCCAGCGCATCCAGGGCGCGTTCGTCGAGTGCGGGATTGAGGCGCCGCACAGTGTCACCAAATTCCCGGCCACGCACTATTGGCTGGGGAGTGATGAGCGCGGGGCGGGCACGGCCTATGAGGCGCAAGGCTATCAGCCGGTGCGCATCAGCACGTACGCGGTGGAGCAAGCCTGGAGCAGCTATGCGACGCGGGCCGATGCGTTGGGGTGGGGCGAACTGCGGGAAGGGCACGCCTTCTGGTGGCTGACGTTTCCGACGGGGAACGCCACCTGGTGCTACGACATTGGCACCCAATTGTGGCATGAACGCAGTTATTTGAACCCGTCCACCGGGACGTTTGATCGCCATCGGGCCAATGCCCATACCTACGCCTTCGGCAAGCACCTCGTGGGGGATTGGGAGAACGGCAAGATCTACGAGCTGGACCTGGCCACCTATACCGACGATGGGGCGCCGCTCAAATGGCTGCGCCGGGCGCCCTATGTGGCGGCCGACACTCTTCCCTGGGTCTTCCACCATACCCTGCAGGTCGATCTGGAAACGGGTGTCGGGTTGGATGCCGGCGTGACGCCTGGCAGTGACCCGCAGGTGATGCTCAGGTGGAGCGACGACAACGGCGGCACCTGGAGCAACGAACGCTGGACGAGTGCCGGGCCGATGGGGCAGCGGCGCGTCAGAGCGCTCTGGCGGCGGTTAGGACGGGCGCGGGCGCGGGTGTATGAGATCTCCGGCAGTGACCCGGTGAAGCGGGCGCTGCTGGCGGCGTATCTAGAGAGTGAGGTGGCGACGGCATGACGTACCGCGAGGCCCTCACCCAACTCCACGCCCTCTATGCGCAGCTCCCCGCGCTGGCCTGTCAGGGCCACTGTACCGACTGCTGCGGCCCCATCGGCCTGTCGGCGCTGGAATATCGCGTCATGCAGCGGACGACGCCGCTCAAGCTGGCGGAGACCAAGACGACGACGTGTCCCCTGCTCAAGCGTGGACGCTGTACGGTGTATCGCCAGCGGCCCATGGTCTGCCGCTTGTGGGGCTGCGTCGAGTCGATGTCCTGTCCCTGGGGCTGTCGTCCCGAGCGCTTCTTGACCGTCGAGGAAGGCGATGCCTTGATGCGCCAGGCGGAAGCCCTGTCGCAGGCCGTGCTGCCGGGTGCCGCTCCGTGCACCATGCACCCGGTCGACCTGATTGCGCAGGTGGAGGAGCGCGGCGCCAAGGCCGTAGCGTGGGCCGTGCTCGCCACGATGGAGCCCGTGCTATGAGCCTCTTCGCGCTGACCCCGATGGTTTTACAGACGCTCCAGGCCGATCTCCGCAGCGGGCAGTGGACGCCGCCGACGCAGCAGTTCTTTCAGCAACTCTTTCTCCGCATCGGGGGGGCCAGTGCGCCGACCAATCTGGAGCTGGCGCAAACGAACGAGATGGCCCTGGGCGGGGAAACCGCCTCGCACCTCGCCTGGTTGCTGAGTGAACTGGATGCCGTCAAGGCGCAGGTCGCGGCGGTGTGGGATGGGCCGGTGCAGACGGCGCTGAGCGACCTCGCACCCCGCGGCGAAGTCGTGGGGAGTGACTTTGATGCGGCGCCCCGACGGGAAGACCTGCCGAGTGACTTTGATCTCGCACCCGTGAGTGCGGGCAGTGCCAGCGAGGGCGACCTGAGCGTGCGGACCGAAGCCGTGAGCGCCGATTTTGACCTGGGCACCATGACCTGGCCCTAGAGGGGGATCCCCGTGTCGATTACTGTCAAGAATTTGGTCCCAGGCACGCAGTTGACCGGCAGTACGGCCACCTACTATACCGCGACCAATGTGAAAGCCATCCTGGACAAGGTGACCCTGTGCAACACGACGGCGGGTGCCATTACGGTCGAGATGTGGCTGGTACCCACCGGCGGGACCGCGGGGGATAGTAACAAAGTGCTCGATGCGATCAGTGTGGCGGCCCACACGATGTATACCTATCCTGAAATCGTGGGGCACGTCCTGGCCGCGGGCGATACGCTCCAGGCCAAAGCGTCCGCCGCGACCTCGGTAAGTCTGCGGGTGTCGGGGCGCGAGGTGAGTTGATGGCGGGCTACGATCCGTCTGGGAATTTCATCGACGACCAGGGGCAGAACCTGGGGCAGGCGCAGTATACCCCGAACAATGGCGGGTTCTGGTATGTGCTCAATGCCCAGCAAAACGGGTTTGTCACCACTCCGGCCCCGCCCGCCCAGGTGAACACCGACCCCCGCGGGCCGGGTGGCGCCCAGACGACGGCGGACCCCCTCCACGCTGGCACCTGGTATAGGGACAACCCGGCGGTTATTGGCGGGATTGAGCGGATCGACGCCCAGGGCAACGTGGTGGGCTCCTATGTCAACGATGCGCCGCTGACGCAGGGGGGCTCAAGCTTCAACATCGCCCAGACGGACCCGGCGACGGGGGGACCCTCGATCTTCCACTATCCCACGGAGCAGGGGGGCTTCATGGGCCTGGGCGATGTCTGGGGCTCGCTCACAGCCGTGGCGATGTTGGCGGGCATCGGGGCCAGTGCCGGGACGCTGTCGGCTCCACTTGCAGCGAGCACGCCGGCGCTGATCGGCGCCGGGGCGACGATCGGGAGTGCGGGCCTCACCGTGGCCAGCCAGGCGGCGCAGAATGCCGACCTCGCCAAGGCGGCGCAGGCCCTGGGCCTGGCGGGGGCGGCCTCCGGCAATGTATCGAGTCTGGCGGGCGGCAGTGGCAGCGTCGGCGACTATCTCAGTGCCGCGAAGACCGGCCTGAACGTGGCCGGCGCGGCCACCGACGATCCCACCCTGCGCCAGGCCGCGCAGTTCGCCGGGTATGGCCAGACGGCCAGCGGCGTGTGGAACAACGTCGGCATGGGCGGCGAGGCGCCCCCCGACACCTTCACGGGCGGCGGCGGCCGCGATAGCCTCCCGGGCGATAGCACGGGGGATACCCTCAAGGGGAGCGGC